CGGCCCGGGCGCTCACCCTCGGCCGCACGCACCTCGACATGATCGTGCGCACCCAGGTCACCGACGCGAGCCGCGTCGCGAACGGGGTCGCGCTGACCGTCAGGCCGCACGCGACCGGCTACGTACGGATGGTGTCTGGTGGGGCCTGCTCGCGCTGCATCGTCCTGGCCGGCCGGCACTACGCCTGGAATCAAGGCTTTCTACGGCATCCGCAATGCCAATGCCGCAACGTGCCAGTGGCCGAGAACGTGCCTGGTGACGTGTCCACCGATCCGCGTAAGGCGTTCGACGCGATGTCGCCCGCCGAGCAGGACCGGACATTCACCAAGGCCGGCGCGGCCGCGATCCGCTCCGGCGCCGACATCGGCCGCGTGGTGAACGCCGGCCGCGGCATGTACACCGCCGCGGGCCGCCGGTTCACGCACGAAGCCGCCGGCCGCCGTCACCGGCTGATGCCGGAGCAGATCTACCGGGACGCCCGGAATCGCGATGACGCGATCCGGCTTCTCCGGCTGCACGGATACATCATCTGACCTGGTGCGATGCCGGGCCGGACCCAAGGAAGGTCGCGATGACCGCACCCGCCCAGGAGACCGAGCCGGAGACCACCCCGGCCACTACCGACGCCAAGCCCGCGGGCGACCCGCAGGCCGAGCCGAAGCCCGACACCGACCAGCTCGGCGACGCCGGCAAGAAGGCCCTTCAGGCTGAGCGCGAGCAGCGCAAGGCGCTCGAGAAGGAGTTGGCGAAGTACCGCAAGGCTGAGGCTGACAAGGCCGACGCCGAGAAGTCCGAGGCCGAGAAGCGCGCCGCCGCCGAGCAGCGCGCCGCGGACGCCGAGTTGCGCGCGACGCGCCTCGAGGTGGCCCACGCCAAGGGCCTCACGCCGGCGCAGGCCAAGCGGCTCGTCGGGACCACCCGCGAGGAGCTTGAGGCGGACGCCGACGAGATCCTCAAAGACTTCCCGACCACACCCGCCAAGCCGAGCACGCCGAAGCCGGACCCGTCGCAGGGTGCGCGCGGCGAAACCAAGACCCGACCAACATCGCTCGGGGCTGCGGTGGCGCAGCACTACACCACCCGATAGCCCCTGACCTGGAGACTGACCATGCCGATCACCCTTGCCCAGGCACAGGTGAACACGCTGAACGCCATCGATTACCAGGTGATCGACAACCTTCGGCGGTACTCCTGGCTGTGGGACCACATGCCCTTCGACGACAGCGTGAACCCCGGCACCGGTGGCGGCACGCTGACCTACGGCTACACCCGGCTCATCAGCGCCGCGCCGACCGCGTTCCGGCAGTACAACACCGAGTATGCGCCCGGCCAGGCGACCCGGCAGCGCTTCACCGTCGACCTGAAGCCCCACGGCGGTGCTTTCACGTTGGACCGGGTGCTCGCGAACCTCGGCCCGGCCAGTACGAACGAGCTGACCTTCCAGCTGCAGCAGCTGATCACCTCGGCGCCGATCCGGCTGCAGCAGGAGATGATTCTCGGCGACACCTCGGTCGACGCGACCGGCTTCGACGGCCTCTCCAAGGCGCTGGTCGGCTCCACCACGGAGAAGACCGCCGGCTACCTGAGCGGCTCCGCCGACTGGACCGCCGCGACCGTCAACACGCAGGCGCTCGCCAACCAGCGTCTCGACGAGCTCGACGACTGGCTGTCGCTGGTCGTGCCGTCACACACCGGCAGCGGCGACCAGGGCGCGCCCGGCGCCATCGAGCCCGGCGTGAAGGCGATCCTCGGCAACACCCGCTCGATCGCCCGAATCCGGGCGCTTGCCCGTTGGGCGGCGCTCTACACCTCGGCGAAGGACGACCTGGGCCGGCAGATCGAGATGTACGGCCCGTGGGTGCTCGTCGACATCGGCGACCGCTACGACGGCTCCAGCCCGATCATCCCGACCGCGGCCGGTACCGGCCTGACCGATATCTACGCGGTCACCTTCGGTCTCGACGGCTTCCACGCGGTCAGCATGGCCGGTCACCCGCTCGTGCAGACCTGGATGCCCGACTTCTCGACCGCCGGCGCCAACAAGAGCGGCGAGCTCGAGATCGGGCCGCTGGCGGTCGTGCTCAAGAACTCGAAGAGCGCCGCGGTGCTCCGCTCGGTGAAGGTGGCCTGATCATGAAGCTGGTACGCACTCCGGTTCCCGGCGTCAACGAGACCGTCGGCACGGTGACTTTCAAGGACGGCGCCGCGAAGGTCGCCGACGACGCCGCCGAGCTGGCCTACTTCCGCTCGGCCGGCTACCAGATCGACGACTTCGACGAGGCGCTCGACGCGGCCAAGGCCAACGAGGACGACCCGGCCGGCGCCGACGACCTCGAGGGGCTCGAGACCCAGCAGGGCCAGCAGGATGGCGACCCGCTGATCGTCGAGGACGTCAACGACGACGGCGTCGAGGAGGTCCTGCCGCGCAAGTCGGCGTCGACCGAGACCTGGCGGCAGTTCGCCGTCGACCACGGCGGCATGCACGAGGACGACGCGAAGGCGATGACCCGTGACGAGCTCGTCGCCCACTTCACCAAGGACGACGACAAGCAGGAGGAAGTGCTGTGACGCTGCTCGGCGGGTTCACCCGCAACCCCCGCGACGGGATCACCTATCTCGAGGACGCGCTGCCGTCGAGCCCGGACACGTTCTTCCGGGCCAACCTGACGCGCGTCGGCCTGTACGACTCGGCCAGCGACACCGGCCAGGTCGCCCTCGCCACCGGCGTGATGACCGCGGTCCGGATCAAGCTGTTCGCCGGCGACGTCATCACCAACATCTCGGTGCGCTCCGGCGCGACCGCGGCCGGCACCCCGACCAACTACTGGGTGGCGCTCTACAGCAACGCGGGTACGCCCGCCCTGCTGTCGCAGTCCGCCGACCAGACCTCGACGGCCTGGGCGGCGAACACCACGAAGACGCTGGCGCTGGGCGCCGCCCAGACCATCACCAAGACCGACTACTACTGGGTCGCGATCAACGTCACCGCCACCACGGTCCCGACGCTGCTGGGCACCTGCCACGTGGCGCCGATCGTCACCGGCGAGGCGAACCTGTCGGTGTCGTCCGGCTCGTCGCTGACCGGTACCGCACCGGGCACCCTGGCCACGCCCACGGTGAAGACGTTCGTCCCGTACGTCGTCCTCACCTGATCACTTCGGCACGAGGGAGGCGAGGCGGCCATGGCTGACCAGCTGGCAACCCCGGCGGATCTCGCCTCCCTGCTGCAACGCGACGTGGACACGGCCAGCGCGACGCTGGCCATCGAGGTCTCGACGGCCGTCGTCCAGGCGGCAGTCGACCGGCAGCGCATCATCCAGGTCGTCGATGACACCACGGTCATCGACCTCGGCCCGGATCACTGCGGCCTGTACCTGGACCTACCGGACCGCCCGGTGACCGCCGTGTCGTCGGTGACGATCGGCACGACCGCGGTCACGGACTTCGTGCTGCAGGCGTCGAAGAACCGGCTCTGGCGGGCGCTCGGCTGGCGCCCCGTCGGCCTGACGCCGTGGTACTCGCCGTGGACGGTCACGGTGATCAACACGCATGGCCTGGCGTCCGGCGACCAGAAGCTCCAGCTCGCGCGCGGTGCCGTCCTGTCGCTGGCGCGCGGCCTGTTCACCAACCCGGACGGCACCGTCCGCGAGCAGATCGACGACTACCAGGTCGCGTACGCCGAGGCGTCGGCGTCGCTGGATGCGGCGCCCGCCCTGAAAGCGGCTCTCCGCAAGCAGTACGGCCGCAGGGCCGCCATGGTGCGCGTCGTCTGAGGAGCTGAGCCGGTGGCGATCGCTCTCGTCTCGCAGGACGCCAACACCTCCTCGACCCCGTCCGGCAGCTCCGCCGCGATCACCTGCACGTCGACGACCGCCGGGAACCTGCTGGTCCTGACGATCCACCTGCAGTCCTCGTCGGCGACGATCACCGCGGTCACCGACTCGTCGGGCCCGGCCGCCGGGACGTGGCAGAAGGCCGTCGACCTGTCGACGTCCGGCTCATACACGGGCATCTGGTACCGCGAGAACGTGCCGGCCGGCATCACCAGCGTCACCGCTACCCAGTCGACGGGCATCAGCTACTGCGGCGTCGTCTCGCAATGGTCGAGCGTGGCCACGGCCAGTTCGCTGCGGACCACGAACTTCACCAACGTCGCCACCTCACCGAACCGGACCGGCGCGGTGACGGCGGTAGCCGGGGACCTGGCGATCGGCGCGATCAGCGCGAACAGTGCGACGACCCGCACCTTGCAGGCGCCGTTCACCGGGTTCACCCAGGGCGTGATCCCGTCATCGTTCACCGGCCAGGAGGCCTACGACCTGCCGAGCACCGGCGGCAGCCTCGAAGCGCAGTGGACGACGGCGAGCGCCGCCAATACCGGCGGCGTGATCGCCGTCTTCATGCCGGCCGCCGGTGCCGCGGCGGCTGTGCCGCCGGGCCCGACCCAGCGGCCACGGCCTCGAATGCCCCGCCCGCCCAGGGGCCGTGTCGCCGCCCCGGTGCCGCCGCAGATCGTCACCGCGCCCGCCTGGGTACCGCAGACCACCCGCCCCCGTCCGAGGTTTCTCCGCGCCTTCCGCGGCCGCACGGCGACGCCGCCACCCGCACAGGTCGCGCTCGTGCCGCCCGCCTACCCGCCCCGCCCGGCCCGCGGCCGCGTGCGGGGACTGCGCCTGTTCCGCCCCCGTGCGGCGGCCCCGGTGCCAGCCCAGATCGCACCGGTCGGGCCGTCCGGGGTGCC